ACAGCACTACTGTTCAGGAGAATAACCAGGCAGTAACTAAACTGGTTGTTGAAAATCCTCCAACTTCTACTGGTACAATCAACCCTATTCAGTGGGACTCGATTGCTAATAACTGGTTTATCAAAACTGCAGTTACTGGAAATACTATCTTCACCACACTTATTAACAACTAAAATAATTATTCTGAGATTGTTGGTGGATCTCTTGTTGGAGCAAGAACTGGAGTTTCATTCTCTGGTTCTTCCTTTGTTAAGAGACGCCCTGACCTCAGAACTCTGAAGGATAGAATCTATAGACTGAAGTATATTATTCCAAATAATGTAAGTATTGTTCCTAGAGATCCTCTGGGTGGTTATGTACTCAAACCTAGAAAGACTTCTGTTGCTTCTGGTAATGCATGGACAGATAATGCTAACAATATTTTCTATGTTTATGAAGTAGAAAAAGTACAACAGTGGGAACAGAATAAGACTGATGGTGTCTATTATCTGACTGTTCTTATTGCTTCTGTTGCTCCAACAGATACTCAGGTTAGTGATAGAAAACTGTCTCAAAATGTCCTAGATGTTTATCCTGTATTTGACAGAGACAATCCAAGATCCAACCCTGCTGCAGCATATTCCGTTGCTGATAATGTTACTATTGGTGTTGTTCAATCTACAAATAGAACTAGTCTCGGTGATACTGACTTCCAAGAAGATAGACAGAGAAGTATCACTCGTGAGGCACTTGGTAAGTTGTTGCTTGACATCTATGGAAGTGCTGCATCACTAACAGACGATCTTAAGATGATCTCCAGTGTTCTCTTTGATGGTAATGGCAATCCATTTAATACAACGACAAATTATAATCTCAACGGTGCAGGTGATGTAGAAGATAGACTGATTAGTTTGGTAAGTGATCAACAGAAAGATGTTGAACTTCGCCGTCCTTCTACTGTAAGATCTGGTAACCATACCTTTGAATACCTTGGATTTGGTCCTGGTAACTACTCAACTGCGTTCCCATCTTCACAGGAAGAAACACTCTCAGACAACCAAGTTAAGTATTCTCAGTCTATTAAAGAACAGGCAGGTGTTGCCTTCTATTCTGGTCTGAACTCTAATGGTGAACTGTTCATCGGTAACAGTAAGATTGACCCTGTTACTGGTGCAGTTACAAATGCTGATATTGCTCAACTTAATGTTGTTGGTGAGGCAGATGCAACCATTCAAACATTCGGTGAAGTTGTTGTTGAAGATCGTCTGACTGTTACTGGCGGTACAAATAACACACTGCAGTCGTTCTTCTCTGGTCCTGTCACCTTTGAGAATACTGTTAGTGCTAATGATGAGATTCGTGCAAGAAAACTGTCTTACTTCTGGACATCTCCAGGTTCAGGTACAGATACAGAAACTAGAGGAACATTCCTTGCTAAGGAAGCAACTGGTCTGACATCTGCATCTGCTCCACAACCAGACTTCAGTG